TTATGATTTTAGATAAGCCTAATGTTACTACAAATACTAGAGCCGAAGAATTAGAACAAGATATTAGACCATACTTATCAATCGTTACTCCTGAAAATGTTTTAGATTGGAACTATGAAAGACAACTAAATGGTAAGTATGAATTAAACTATTTAAAAATCCGAGAAGAAGTAGATAGACAAGGTGGTACATACATGAGAGTTTGGTATCCTGATAGAATAGATACCTTGTATATGCCTGAAAGAGAAGAACCTAGAGTGATAGATACTGTAGATAATATGATTGGCAAAATACCAGCAGTTATTTTATACAATTCTAAATCTCACAAAAGAGGAATTGGTCAATCAGATTTAACTGATATAGCTGATTTACAAAAAGCTATCTATAACGAATATTCAGAAATGGAACAGTTAATCAGATTAACAAACCACCCATCATTAGTTAAAACTCCGAGTGTTAATGCTTCTGCTGGTGCTGGTGCTGTTATTGAAATGCCTGATGAACTTGAGCCAAACTTAAAACCATATTTATTGCAACCATCTGGTCAGAACTTACAAGCTATTATGGAATCAATTAATAACAAAGTTGAATCTATAAATAGAATAGCACATACTGGAGCAGTTAGAACTACTAAAACTGGAATATCATCTGGTGTTGCATTACAAACTGAATTTGAATTATTAAATGCTAGATTATCTGAAAAAGCTGATAACTTACAAATAGCTGAAGAACAATTATTTAGATTATATGCTTTATTCCAAAATACAGTATTTGATGGCGAAATAGATTACCCAGAAAGTTTTAACATTAGAGATTATGCAACTGATTTAATGTTCTATCAACAAGCTAAAACTATTAATGTTCAATCTCCAACATTAAACAAAGAAATCGATAAAGAGATTGCTAGAGCAGTAGTAGATGATGATGAAAAATTAAATATTATTTTTGATGAAATAGATGCAAAAGTAGAATTAGGACAATTTACTCAAACAGAAGTGGAAACTCCAGAAGTAATCGAGGCAATAGAGGAAGAAACGATTTAATGAATGGCAGATTTAATAGAAAATGTTGCTGACTATCGAATTAAGCAAATTCAAATTGCTGAAGCAGAATACTACGAACAATTAATAAACCTTTTAGATCGAATAGAAAGACAAGTTGCTAATCTTGTTAATCAAAAACTTCCTACTGATGCTGGAAAGTTATTTAATCTTCAATCAGCTATTAATTTTCAACCAGAAATAAGAAAACTATTAGATACTGAATATTTGCCTTGGGCAGATAGAGTTGTTAGAGAGGGTTTTAATAAACAAGCTAAAAGAATAGAAAAAGCATTTAAAAAAATAGGCAATATACCGATAGAGTTTCAACAATTAACTCAAGCAGATAGAACTTTAATTCAAAATCTTAAAAGACAATCTTTTAGTCAATTTCAAGATATATCGAATACATTTACTAGAACTCTTAATCAAAAAGTTTATCAATATACTTTATTAGGTAATTCTCCAGCAGAATTAGAAAGAGAATTAAGACAATCTATCAATGGTATATATGCTAGAGCAGATCAAAAAGAAATTAATAAATTAGTAGAAGAAATTAAAAGAGATGAAATAAAATTAAGAGCATTAGATAAAAGAACTGCTGTTGCTAAAGCTTTACAAAAGAAATTAGATAAGAATATTCAAATATTACAATCTCAATATGCTAGTGATAGAACAGGCGAAAATATGAAAAAGTATTCTGGTCAGCTACTAAATGACACACTTAGAGAATTTGATGCAGAATTAAATTATTTTAAATCTGATCAAGCTGGGCTTAAATATGTTAAGTATTTCGGTAGTATTATCTCAACTACTAGAGAGCATTGTGCACTTGTAAGAAATGGAAGATATGATAAAAGAAAATCAGGACTATTTACGATTGATGAAGTCAAAGAACTTTGGAATAGCAAAAGCTGGTCAGGAAAGAAATCTGGTGACCCTTTAATTGTTCGAGGTGGCTATAATTGTCGTCATCAATGGAGTTATGTCAACCCTGACTGGTATGACGATAACGGAGAACTAATAATTGAATAAAGGAGTAAAAATGTCAGAAGAAAATAAAGTTGCTGAAACAAAAGCAACAGAAACAGTAGCTTCAACTGAAACTAATGAAGCACCAAAAGAAACAGCAGAAGCCAAAGAATTAAGATTTACTCAAGAGCAACTTGATAAAGTAATCTCATCTAGGCTTGAAGCTGAAAGAAGAAAATATGAAAAGAAACTTCAAGAAGAAGAAAGTCAAAGACAAGAACTAATTAAGCAAAAACAATTAGAAGAAGCTAAGACTAAACAAGACTTAGAAAAGATAATGCAACAAAGATTAGCAGAAAAAGAAAATGAATTATCTAATTATAAAAATCAAATCAAAAAAGAAAAAGTTGATAATTCAATACTTTCTGTTGCATCAAGTAATAAAGCTATTAACCCAGCACAAGTCGTTGCTTTGCTTAAAGATGAAATTAAATACACAGATGATGGTCGTATAGAAGTAGTTGATAATAATTCTAATGTACGATATAACGCAAAAGGAGAACTATTAACTATTGAAGATCGTGTTAAAGAGTTCCTAGATGCAAACCCACATTTCCGTCAAGGGTCATTGTCTGGTTCAGGAAGCCAGAGTGCTATCGGTGGTAATACTGTTAAACCCTTTAATCTACAGGACTTGGACTTAACTAAACCAGAAGATCGGGCTAAATATTCTGAGTATAGAAAAAAGCGTGATTCTGGAGCAGTTAAGATTAATTTAAACAATTAACCTTAATAGGATAATAACATGGCAAACGAAAGTACAAGTTCTACACTATCGGAACTATACACAGAGATAGTAGCAGAAGCACAATTCGTAGCTTCTGAAAAATCCATCATGAGAAACTTAGTTAGAAACTATGCTATCACTGGTGGTGGTAAAGCAGTTGAAGTTCCTGTTTATGCACAAGTGAGTGCGGCGGCAGTTTCTGAAGCAACTGACTTATCAAATACAGCGATTGACCCATCTTCTGTAACTATTACAGCAAGCGAAGTGGGAGTGATGACAACCCTTACAGATTTAGCAAGAAACTCTGCACCAAGAAATGTTGCAGCAGATATTGGTAAATTGTTCGGAGAAGCATTAGCTAGAAAACAAGACGCAGATTTAACTGCATTGTTTGATGGTTTCTCAACAGCTTTAGGAGATGGTACTGGTGCAATTAGTGCGGCAGTAATATTTAATTCATTATCAACTTTAAGAGCAAATGCACTTGATGCTGATATGTGTAATGTAGTATTACACCCTAAAATTGCTTATGACCTAAAAGCAAATATGACTAACACTTTTGCTAATGCTAATGCAAACGATCTTGCAAATGAAGCTTTAAGATCAGGCTTTGTTGGAAGATTAGCTGGTATGAATGTATTTGAAACTTCAAATATTGCTAATACTGGTACTGCTGGCGATTACAAAGGTGGTGCATTCCATAGAGATGCTTTAGCAATCGCTATGATGCAAGATGTTAAGATTGAAACTCAAAGAGATGCTTCATTAAGAGCAGATGAGATTGTTGCAACTTCAGTTTATGGAGTTGGCGAAATCCATGATTCTTATGGAGTTGAGTTACACTACGATTCATCAATTCAATAATAATTGAATACTTGGTGGGGGCTAGAAATAGCCCTCACTTCTAAATAGGAGAAAAAATGGTAAAAATAATTCAAGATGCAGAACAAAAAATCAAATTACAAAGAAAAAATAAGATTATAGAAAGAAGTTTAAAAGATTATAAAACTAATAAAGCAGTTTATGATTTTAGAGGTTTTAAACCTATTCAAGATGTAGTAAAAGAAGATAAACCAAAACGAACAAGGAAGAAAAAAGATGAACAAGTGGATTTGGCTAAAGACGAAGAAAAAGATTAAATGGATTTGGGTTAAAGCTAAAAATAACCCTATGTATTCTATACCTTTACTTTGTTTAATTATTTATTTAATCTGGAGTAATAATGGCTAATTATACTGGTGCTGATGTAATAACTGCAAGTGATGTAACTAAATATCAACCTGATGCTTTTCAGTTTGGTATTCTTTCAACTGATACAGAAGCAGTTAATTTCTTTGCACAAACTACAAATGATATTTTTAGACAATTAAGAATAGAATGGTGGCCAGTTTATAAGCAAAATGTATTTACTGATATTACAGTTTTAAATACAGCAGAAATGGTTAATACAAAAGTTAATTTAGATCAATTTGAACGTGCTGGAGTTTATTTATTTCTTGGAAGATTTTTTTTACCAGCATTAAGTAAATTTAGACCAGAAGCTGATAAAGACAGATTTGAAAGAATGGCAGAATATTATATGAGCCAATATAATCTAGAATGGAGAATGATTTTAGAAGATGGTGTTGAATATGATACTGATGCTAATCAAACTATCTCTGTAAATGAAAGAGAACCTTTACATGGATTTAGACGATTGGTCAGATAATGGCTTTAGATATAAAACTAAATACTAATATTAAAAATGTTCAAAGCAGATATTCTAAATTTTTAAATAAATTACCTGGAATAATTACTAGAGGATTAGAACAAGCTGGAGAAAATTTAAAAGAAGTTATTATTAGAAGAACTTCATCTGGATTAGATTTTCAAAGAAAAAGATTTGTTCCTTATTCTGAAGCTTATTCAAAATTAAAAAATAAAACTAGAGTAGATTTACAAGATACTAATAAGATGTTGCAAAATATTGCTACTAAAACTATTTCTAAAAATAGAGTTAGTGTTTATTTTAGAAGTCAATATGAAGCAGAAAAAGCTTTGTATCATCAAACTGGTACTGGTAAATTACCTAAAAGAAAATTTTTTGGCTTTGATACTAAGTTAAAAAAAGTTATACAAAAGAATTTCGCTAAATATATTGAAAAACAAATTAGAGGTTTAAACATATGAGTAAAAGAGAAGATATTGCTAGTCACATTTTAACCACAATTCAAGCTATTAGTAGTCCAGTAATTAAAAAAGCTACTAGACAACCTTTTCCTTTAGATGAATTATCTGAACAGCAATATCCAGCAGTATTAGTTCAAACTCAAGAAGAAACAAAAGAAGATCAAGAATTAGGTGGTGGTGCTAGAACTAGAATTGCAACTTTAGAATTTTTAATATCTGGATTTACTAAAGGAACTGAATCTAACATTGATACTGCTAGAAATCAATTAGCAGAAGCTATAGAAAATAAATTAGAAGAAGATATTACTAGAAATGGCAATGCTTTAGATACTGAAGTTATCTCCATAGAAACTGATGCTGGAACTTTATTTCCTTATGGTGCTATAACAATGGTAGTAAGAGTAATTTATGAACATCAATCTGGAACTGCATAATGGCTAATAAATTAGATAAGATTTACAAAAAAATAGAACAAATAGAAAAATTTAACGATAAAATAAGTTCTTTATGTTCTGAAATCTCAAATGAATTAGAAGAAATAGAAAATAGAATAGATATTGAGGATTTAGATGATTTTGAAGATGATGAACTTGAAGATGAAGAATAAATAATTTATAATATATTATGGCTAAAGATATTAAAATGTATAAGGGTAATGATGAGATAATTATTAATGAAAATAATCTTGCTCATTATGAAAAACTTGGATATAAGACAACTAAAGAAACCATACAACAAGAAGAATTAAAGGAGAAAAATTATGGCTACTCATCACGGAAAAGAGGGCGTAGTAAAGACTGGAGCTAACACTACTGGCGAAGTCACTTCGTTCACTTTAGAAACAACAGCAGATGTAGTTGAAGATACTGCATTATCAGATTCAGCAAAAACTTTTTTAGCTGGAAGAACTTCATTTTCAGGAACAGTAGAATGTCATTTTGACGAAACTGATACTTCACAAGAAGAATGTACAGTTGGTTCATCTTTGACTTTTACATTACTTCCAGAAGGAGATACTGCAGGAGATGCTAGTTATTCTGGAACTGGAATTGTTACTGGAATGTCTATTAACTCAACATTAGATGGAGTTGTTTCTAGAAGTATAACTTTTCAAGGAACTGGTGCTTTAACTGTAGGAACTGTCTAATATAATTTATGTCAGTTATAGATAGAGTTAAATCTCATTTTGATAGTATTGAAAATATTATAATCGAAGTAGAACAATGGAAAGATGAGAATGGTAATCCATCTGTCTTTTATTGTGAACCAATTACTCTTGAAGAAAAAAATAAACTTGCTCTAAAAACTTCTGGCTCAAACGATTCAAGTATTTTAGCTGATTTGTTAGTGATGAAGCTGTTAGTTAAAAATGAGAAAGGCGAATTAGTCAAAGCTTTTCAACCAGAAGATAAATTTGCATTAAAGAAAAGAGCAGATGTTCAAGTTATTGGTAATATCGCAAATAAAATTTTAGAAGGCACTTTTTACGAAGATGCTGAAAAAAAGTAGATAGCGACACTGATACTAAGAACTTATTAGTTGTCGCTGATAGACTAAAACTTCCTATAAAAAAAGTTTTAGAAATGCCATTAAGTCATTATAATCTTTGGTTAGCATACTTGAAAAAGGAACAAGATCAGTATAAAACTAACAAAGCATTAACAGAAGCGAAAAGGTTTAAATAATGGCAGATATTAAAATAGATATAATAGCAAGAGATAAATCTCAACAAGCACTTGGAAAGTTAAATAATAATCTAACTAAAACTAAATCTTCTGTATTTAATTTAAAAAATGCCTTAATTGCTATTGGTTCTTCTATAGTTGTAAAACAATTTTTTAATCTATCTAATGAATTTCAAAATTTACAAAACAGATTAAAATTAGTTACAAACTCAACACTTGAATTAAATAAAGTTCAAAGTGAATTATTTGAAATAGCAAGAAGAACTAGAGGAGGTTTTTCTGAAACAGTAGAACTTTATCAAAAACTTGCATTACAATCTAAAAATTTAGGTTTAAGCAGTAAAGAATTAGCAACTATTACAGAAAATGTTAACAAAGTTATTGGTATTGCTGGAGTAGGTTCTATTCAAGCTAGTTCTGGTATTCTACAGTTATCTCAAGCTTTCGCATCTGGAAGATTACAAGGAGATGAATTTAGAAGTATATCTGAAAACATTCCACCATTATTAGATATATTTGCAAAGGAATTAGGTGTTACTAGAGGAGAATTAAAAAAACTAGGTTCTGAAGGTAAAATCACATCAGATATTATTGCAACAGCTTTATTAAAAGAAACAGATAATATTAATAAAAAATTTCAACAACTATCTCCAACTATAGGTCAAGCTACAACTAGATTGAAAAATAGTTTTTTGAATCTTGCTGGAACATTTAATGAAGCTACTGGATTAGCAAATAAATTAGCAAGAGGTATTATTAGTATTTCAGATTCACTCGATAATTTATCTAAAAAAATTAAAGATAGTACACCTAGCCTTGAAGATTTAAAAAAACAATTAGAAGATATTGATAAAACTGTAATTGATCTAGGTGGTAATTTAGATAAAGTTGACCCAATTGGAGTTCTTGCTAATGATATTAAAGAATTAAATAAAGCAGATTTAAAACAAGCTATTAAAAATCTAGATATTTATAATGATAGATTAATGCTTATTGCAAAAGGTCAAGTTGATTTTGCTGGACAATTTTTAGAATTAAATAGACAACAAAAAAATGTTATTAAAACTTATAAATTTTATGAAGATGCCATTATTAGAACTAAAGGTAATGTAATTAATCAAAAAGATGCATTAGAAGAAGTATTAGAAAAAATTAAAAAATCTAATGATGAATATAGTTTATCTAATGAATTATTTACTGGTATTAATAATGCTACTTCTAAATTCTCACAATCACTTGCTGAATCTTTAGTATTAGGTAAAAGTTTAAATAAAAACTTTAGAGAATTAGCACAAAGTTTATTAGTAGATATAGTTGCTAAAACAATAGAAAGAATCACTTTAAAATTAGTAGAAAAAACTATTGATGAATTTTTATTAAATAGAGAAAAAGAAAAAGTAGATGCAATTAATCATCAAAATAGTTCTTTGAAAAAACAAATAGCACTTCAAGCAATTTTAATGGCAATGGGTGGTGGCGGTGGTGGTTCATCTTTAAAATTTTTTGCTAATGGTGGAACAGTATCAAAAGGAAAACCAATAATGGTGGGGGAAAGAGGGCCAGAATTATTTGTGCCTAATCAAACAGGACAAATTACTCAAAATGCTAGAGGAACTAATAGTGGACAAACTACAGTTAATTTTAATATTAATACAGTAGATGCTTCAGGTTTTGAAGAATTATTAGTTAGATCAAGAGGCACTATAACTCAATTAATTAATTCTGCTGTTAATGAGAGAGGAGCAAGAAGTATAATTTAATGTCAGGTTCATTTCCAATATCAACTGCTCAATTTCAATCTTTAGGAATAAAGTCAATTCAAAATACTATTATTTCTAAATCTGTTTCTGGTAAAAAACTTGCAAGACAAATAGATGGTCAAAGATGGGGATTTACTGCTAGAATAATTACAGCTAAACGATCTGATGTTTATGGAGAATTAATGGCATTTATAATTAAACAAAGATCAGGCAAAGAAAATTTTACAATAATCCCACCAGAAGTCGAAGATGCTAGAGGTACAGCTAGTGGAACACCAACTGGAACAGCTAGTGCTGGTGCTACATCTATTACAATTGGTGGAACTGGAACTGGCACATTAAAAGCTGGAGATTTTATTAAGTTTGCTAATCATTCTAAAGTTTATATGGTCGTTGAAGATCAATCAGATATTTCAACTGGAACTCTTACAATAGAACCACCATTAACTACAGCAGTTTCTTCATCAGATATTCAATATGATGATGTTCCATTTACTGTTTATTTAAATAACGATATTCAAGAATTTGGAGTAGTAGGTGCAGATAAAGATGGTAATGCTTTATATCAATTTGAATTTGATGTAGAAGAATCATTATAGATGACAAAATATTTAGTGAAACATTGGGTCACTGCTGATTTTATTGCTGAAAAAGTAGTAGATGAAACTGAATTAGATCAAACTAAAAATGATTTAAGATATAATACTATTCCTAATGGAAGTTTTAGTTTTGTTATGGTAAAAGATAGCGAGAAAGTATTAAGAACAACTTACGAGAAATATGACGAGAAACTTAACTTCGACATTAAAGACAGAATTAGCAACGAATGATATTCGACCAGTACATCTTATCACTATTGGGTTCAGTACTCCTGTTAATATTACTGATTGTTCCTTTTCGCTAACATCATCAGTATCAGGATCATCAGTTACCTATTCAGCATCAGATTTTATATTAGGTATATCTAATCATAGCGAACAAACAGATTTAACTAAAGCTACAGTTAATTTAACCTTATCAGGTGCAGATCAAACTTTTATTTCTACAGTATTAAATGAGAATGTTACGAATGATACTGTTGATATTTATAGAGGTTTTTTAAATGATTCTAATACTTTAATTGCTGACCCTTTTTTACTTTATAAAGGAAATATTGAAAGTTTTAGTATATCAGAAAATGATACAGCAAGTTCAGTTGGTTTATCTATTGTATCACATTGGGCAGATTTTGAAAAAAAGAATGGTCGTAAAACAAACAATACATCTCAAAAAAGATTCTTTAGCACAGATGTAGGTATGGATTTTGCAAGTCAAACAGTTCAAGATATTAAATGGGGTAGAGCATAATGGGTTTTAAAATAGGAAAAATTATAGGAAAAATAGTATCTCCTGTTTTAAAAATTATAGGAGTAAATCCTTTTGTTGCTTTAGGTGTTAGTTTATTTTTATCTTGGATATTAAGACCTAAAGTTCCTGAAATAGAAGATTTTGGAACTAACTCATTTGATGATTTTGAAAGAGGATTATTAATTAACAAACAATCTAATGACTCTAATATTCCTGTAATCTATGGAGAAAGATTAACTGGTGGAACTAGAGTATTCATGGAAACATCAGGAACAGATAACACTTATCTGTATATGGCTATCGTAATGGCAGAGGGAGAAATCAATGATATTACAGAAATAAGAATAGATGATAAAATAGTTACATTTGCATCAGGATTTTCTGATGGAACAGCAGTAGAAGTAGATAGTTCAGATAGTAATTTTTATAAAGATTCAGAAAGTTTAATTAGATTAGAGCCACATTATGGAACAGATGGTCAATCAGCATCAACATTATTATCAACATTAACTAATTGGACAGCTAATCATAAATTATCTGGTCTATGTTATTTAGCAATTCGTTTTAAATGGAATCAAGATGCATTTACTGGAGTTCCTAAAGTACAAGCTAAAATACAAGGTAAAAAAGTTAAAACTTATAATGCAAGTTTAGTAGAACAAACTGCATCTTATTCTACTAATCCAGCATGGTGCTTATTAGATTATTTAACTAATACTAGATATGGAAAAGGATTAACAACATCTGAAATAGATTTACAATCTTTCTATGATGCTTCATTAGTTTGTGAAACTCAAGTAACACCATATTCTGGTGGAAGTGATATTAATATTTTTGATACAAATACTGCATTAGATACTTCAAGAAATATTATAGACAATGTTAGAGAATTAATAAAAGGTTGTAGAGGTTA